CTTCTGATGGGCCTGAACTGGGATCGATTGACTTTAGAAGGCTACTGGAGAATCGGCAAAGCAGAAGCCGTAGGGTTGGGACTTCCTGGCCGAAGAAGCAAAAAACGTAAACGCAAACGACGAACAGTTCGCATTGGCTGCCTAAACACAGCCTAGGGTTTCGGTGGGTTTCCTCGTAACAGAATAACCCACCATTAGGAAAAATGGAACAAATACTCTACTTACTCTTATGTACACACATCACTATTCTGTGTGTCACGCTTTATTTGCACCGTGGTCAAGCTCACCGAGGCCTCGATTTTCATCCTTTGCTGGAACATTTCATGCGGTTCTGGTTATGGCTGACTACCGGAATGGTGACAAAGGAATGGGTTGCGATTCATCGGAAGCATCATCGTCATGTTGATGAAAGTTTAGATCCTCATTCCCCCCACGTTTTTGGTATATTCCGTGTGTTATTTGGGGGTGTTTTGTTATACAGTGAATCCTCAAAAGACACAAAAATGGTTGAGCAGTATGGAGTAGGCACTCCAAATGATTGGATAGAAAGAAATCTTTACTCTAAATACCCATTTCATGGAGTCACGCTTTTACTTATAATAAATACATTCATATTCAATGGATGGGGCATAGTTATCTGGTTAATTCAGATGGCATGGATACCTTTCTGGGCTGCAGGTGTCATTAACGGATTAGGTCACTGGTTCGGTTATCGTAATAATAATACGAATGATAAATCAAGAAACATTTTTCCTTTTGGTTTCTTGATAGGTGGTGAAGAATTGCATAATAATCATCACCATGCACCGGCGAGTGTAAAATTAAGTAGGCGCTGGTTTGAAATCGATATTGGTTGGATGTGGATACTTATTTTTCGACAACTAGGACTTGTCACAGTTAACAGAGAGAAATAATATGCCTGAACCAGGATTTCTAACAGCTAAGATTATGGCGGGGTTGGGGGGACTATTTGGAGGATTAACCCTCATGGCTTTCATGCGACCTCGTACAATTTTAGATGCGACGCTTCGAGGGGGCATCTCAACCGGAACAGGAATTATTTTCGCCGGACCTATCATCGAATGGTTGGGTATGAATACCTCGATTGATATTAACTTAATGGTTGGGTTTATAATTGGATTTCTAGCTTGGGGAGTTTTATCACTGATTGCCCAAATCTTCATCAATGCAAAGAAAAATCAGCATGACCTCATTGATGTTGTGAATAAAGGCAAATCAGGAAACATACAAAAATGAGAGATCATGTTTTTATTGAGAATACTTTTCATTGCATTTTTGGGTTGGGTTACAATAAAATACTTTCCTGTACTTATAGATCATAAGTTCGAGGAAGTCAAAGAAGAAAAACATCCACCTTTCATTACTATGGCACAACGTGAGAAGGAGATTGAATGTCTTGCAAAAAACATTTACTACGAAGCGGGCACTGAACCATTTGAAGGTAAAGTAGCCGTAGCGTTGGTCACCATCAATCGCACCAAGTCAAAAGATTTTCCTAAAGATATATGTTCTGTTGTATATGAAAGAAATTTTGTGTACAATAAGGTGATTTGCCAATTTAGTTGGTATTGTGAAAGTCAAACTAAAGTGAGACCTATTCATGCAGCAACCTATAAAGAATCCGAGGCTGTGGCTAAAAAGGTATTACTTGAGGGATATAAACTCAGCATCATTACAGAGGACGTCTTATACTATCATGCAGACTATGTCAACCCCCGATGGAAAAAACAACGAGTCGCCCAAATTGGAAAACACATCTTCTACAAAGGGTGATTGGTTAGAAAAGCTCACACGTGCGCGCGCGAGCTTTAAAAACTTTTTTGAAAATAAACTTAAACCCAGTACAGCTGAGTCAATCGGATGGTTGGGATTGGTTCTTCTTCATGCAGCATTGATTCCCACCTTCTTGGCGGTCATGGCGGGAGTAACAGACAAGATGCCCCCCGTTGATCTGGTTTTGTTCATCTGGGCATCCATGGTAACCTTTTTCATTCGTGCAGCGATTCTTAAGGACACTGTGAATGTGCTGACAATTGGTGCCGGGTTTATTGTCAATGCTGTGTTTATGGCTCTCATTCTGTTCAAGTGATATGATTACCGACCAATTTATTATCTCAAAAAAGTTTACCACTGCCAACGAATTCTCTTTATACATTGAAGAAATAGTTACATCAAAAAAACTTTCTTACATGGAAGCTGTCATTTCCTATTGCGAAGAAGCTGATATTGATGTAGAATCAATCAAATCCTTAGTGAACAAATCACTCAAGGAAAAGATACAATGTGAAGCAGAAGAACTAAACTATTTTAAGAGAAAAGCAGGCAAACTACCTTTATGATGAACATGGACGCCTACAAGGCATATCGTTATTATTTGGCTCTACGAATGCATTTTACGACAGATCGATATGATGTTGTGAAACATAAAGGTCGCATAAGAGTATCACATGATACATTTATGAAACAAAAGAACCTTTATACAAAGTTAGCGAATCAATTTCAAGATGAAGATTACGTTAACTTCTTAGTTTCAAATTTTGTATCGGGTGACCAATGGGGTGGGGTATTTGATACTCAAGCACACACCACATATCAAAACTGGAAGAAACGCAACGAGGCTCTGGCTTACACCTTCCGCTCTGACATACAACATGTTCTATCCGAACTGAAACTTTCTACATTTGATGCTTCTGCAATCTTCGATGTGCAGAAAAACGAACATCCATATATAATTAGAGCTTACCTAAGCAGAACGATAAACATTGAAACGCTAGTGATACTACAAAAGCTGTTTAACTTCTGTGATAAGTTTGACCAAGAAATACAAGAAACCTTTGTGTGGCCTGACATATCTCGACTGATAAGGAAGTATAGTCCCTTCGTGAGAATCAACAAGGAAAAGTTTAGTGGAATCCTTACAAAACTTTGAAGCGTTACATACCAAGATCGATACGCTTGAAAAAGAAGTTATCGACTTACATGAAAGATATCTCACAGTAGCAGAAACTATTCGAGAATTACAAAGGTACATGGTTAAGTTAGCTCAACATCAAGCCATAATTGCAGATCAAATTTCCCATTGGCCCTACATTCCAGTAGACAAAAAGCCAGGAAAACTTATTACTAAAGACAAGGAGAAGTAATTTTACTATGGGTGACACTAGACGTTTCAACGACGACTACAACGAAGGCAAGAAGATCAAAAAGGTAAAAAAGAATAAACGAATCATTGACAAATACCGAAAGGTCGTGCATAATTATGATTCGTTTAATGATGATGCTTTTGATGAATATTTAGATTATGAGTATCGCCAAAACAAAACGAAAATACGTTAACATACAACGCAATACATTTCATACGGAGTAAACTATGGTTATTCAATCTCTTTCTGACCTTAAAAAATCTCGCGGCGGTTTCGAAAGCCTGATGAAGGAAGTCGAAAAGATCGCAAATCCCACAACCAACAATCAAGAAGATAATCGATTTTGGCAACCAGAAGTCGATAAGGTAGGCAATGGCTATGCAGTCATTCGTTTTCTACCTCCTTGTAAAGGTGAGGATCTTCCTTGGGTTCGTATTTGGAATCATGGATTTCAAGGACCTACAGGCAAATGGTATATTGAAGATTCATTGACCACTATCGGATTGCCTGATCCGGTTAGTGAGTTGAACAATAAACTTTGGAATAGCGGTAACGAAGCAGATAAAGATGTTGCTCGCGCTCAAAAGCGTAAGTTGACTTATATCAGCAATATTCTGGTTGTCACTGATCCCGGTCGACCCGAGAACGAAGGCAAAGTATTTCTGTTCAAGTATGGAAAGAAAATCTTCGACAAGATCAAGGATGTTACCGATCCGCAATTTCAAGATGAGGAACCCATCAATCCATTTGACTTCTGGAATGGTGCGAACTTCAAGCTGAAAATTCGTAAGGTCGAAGGTTATCGCAATTACGATAAGAGTGAGTTTGACAAAGCATCTCCTGTTGCTTCAAGTGATGAACATATTGCTCTTATTTGGGAACAGCAACATGCATTGAAACCTTTCGTGGATCCTTCACGCTTCAAATCATATGATGAGTTGAAGGCAAAGTTGAATGCTGTTCTTAATGCAGGACCTGCACCACAACGTGCTGAGGAGATTGACATTGATGAGGCACCCGTACAGCGCGCTGCTCCTGTCAAGACACCTGCACCGAAGGCAGTTTCAAAACGTGAAGAAGTTAACTTTGATGACGATGAGGAATCAATGTCTTACTTCGCTAAACTTGCGAATGATAATTAAAAGATCATAACGCAACAAAGGGGCCTTGCGCCCCTTTTTTAATATGTTGCGCGGGAATCGTTATACCGTGAAAAGGAAGACTGCACTCGAGGTTCAGCTTTAATAGGTATGGCGGTTTGTGTGCTCATATTGTTATTACTTTGAATGATTACAGGTTGTACTGCACCCGGAGCAGCGCTTTCACGTTCAAGTTCTCTGTTCTCCCGGGAGGATGATTCTAAACCTTGTGCTCTTTCTCTTAACCTATTTACTGCTTCGACTTTTGTTCTTTCTTCTGCAGATAACTTACCCTTT